ATCAACATTCTGATTGTGATAGAAAGTCGCCCAAACATCATCAAGATTCTGAGTGCGCTGGAGAACTTCTTTGTAACCAATCACAAACTGTTTGGCATCCAACTTATCGTTGATGAACAGATTGCTGACTACAGCAGATGGGTCAGTATCATATTCGTTGGCGATACTGTCACGCAGAGCATTATCAGTCTTTGAGGATGGCTCATTGCCCTTGCTCTTCGGTTCAAACTGATCTTCTTCGACTTCGTTTTCAGACTCGTCGTCCTCTTCACCTTCACCATCACCTTCCTGATCTTCGTCGAAGTCATCACCTTCGCCATCTTCGAAGTGATTGCTGTTCTCGTCTTCAATGCCTTCGCCATCATCCTCCATGGAATCCTGCTGCTCAGCACGCTCTTCTTCCATCTTTTCTTTGGCGGCACCGTACATACGGTCGGCGATGTCAACAACCTGTTCCCAAGTCTGAGCTGCTTCGATCTCACGCACCCACTTCATTTCGTCAGCGGTCAGCTTGACGCCAGAGGATGCACCGCACTTGAAGTACACATTGATGCGGTCAATCAAATCATAGTTGTTGATGCTTTCAATATCATCGCCGAAGAAACCTTCACCCAGCATCTTCTTGTATGACTTGACGAACTCACGACGCAGACCAGGATAGCGTGTCTGAATCATGCGCTCAATGCGAGCATCTTCGATCACATTCAGATATGACTTATAACCTGCACCCTTCGTGGATACAGACTCGTGCCAACCTTCGGTCGGAGTGTAGAGTGCGTGACCAACTTCGTGACCCACGAGATGGTCATAGGTATAGGATTCCATGTCCTGCCAGATCGGCAGAGTAAGAATGCGTTCCTTAACATTGAAGGATGCGGTGCGCACATTTTCGTGGACGACGGTGAGATTCTCAGTCGCCAGGAGTTTTGCTAGGATATCTTTCTGTAAATTCATCTCTGTTTCCTCAATCAACAGACGAATTATATGACATCCTGCTGCAAAAAACAACATGAATCTTTTTATGGGGGCATAAGGAGAGTTTATGACCCAAAATCAATAACTTACGGCACTTTCTTAAATTTCATTCCTGATCGGGAATATTTTTACTAAATTCAGTGGTTTTACCCTGTTTTATTCCCGATCGGGAATGAAATTATTAAATCTGAGAAAGAATGTACTCCACGATCTCTAGCGTGTCTCCAGCGTTCTCGTGCTGGAATTCCCTTACGCACCCTTCTTCCAGTCCGAACAATGTCTGCTTGTCTCCGAACTGCTCCAGGATGTTTTGGCACTTGGTCTTGGTAGTTTGGATAAACTTCTCTGACTGCTCGGATCCACGCTCCCGATAGCGTCTCTCACGCTCCGCATCAGAAACGGTGAGGTGAATAATCGTTAGATCATCCCCACATGCCTCGAAGAATCCTCGGTTGTTCAGTCGATCGCCTTCGCCGAAAATGGTCTCATTCGGTTTGGTCTGGATCCACTCGATCGCCTTCGGTGCGACTGCCATGCTTAGACGATCAGTACCAGAAAAAGTTTCCCCTTTCTCATACTTACCAAGCACACGATAGTTGCCGCACTTCTCGGTATCGAGCAGATCAATTGGACGCTCTCGCTCCCACTGACCATCACACACTCGTTCCATCAATGCTTTCATCACAGTGGACTTGCCAGAACCTGGAAGTCCGATCAAATAAAATAGTTTCATGCAAAGAATCCTTCCAATGATGATTTCACTTCATATGCTTCTGGGTGATATTGTTCAACAACTTCACGCCCCATCTTGTTCTCAAGATAATCATACCATTCCTGTTCGAACCACATATTCGGCGATACTCCATTCCAGTACTCACGCCACAGTGGGTGTTCCTTATTGAGTCGACGATCATCTACGAAATTCTTACGAGTCATTTCATAATCCCAAGAACCCAGTTGGTCCATATCCTCACGGAAGTAATACACCAGCGACATACGCAGCATATCATCTGGACCAGACTCAGGTGGTTCAATCGGAGTGTTACCATGAATCACACGCATATTGTCGATCAAGAGCAAGTCGCCTGGACGAACATTGACTGCTGCTCGAACTTCAGGTGCTACCAAGTATCCGTTGGTCCAACTCTTTCCTGGAGGAGCAATTACAGTAAGATTAGAGAAACCTTCGTTGAGCGAACCAGCATCACGATGGCATGCCATACGAGCATTACGATCCTTCGTGGTTGTGTTCACAGTAATGGTCGTGAAGGTGGTGTCCTCACCAATCAGGAACTTATTGTCCAAACGATCAGCGAATTCCTTTTGCTTTGCGTGGCGGTTTGGTAACAGACGAGCAAACTCTGCTTCCAGCTTGCGAGCAAACGGATAGGACTTCTCAAATTTCTCACGATTGTGGTCAACATACGCAGTGGCACGACCATACGGAATACGAGGATAGCGACCATAGAATCCAGCAATGCCAGACCAGATTGCAGTTGCGTAGGAAGTATCACTCACCCACTTTTCTTTCAGCATCTTAGCATAGTCTGCTGCATCGTTGACAGACATACTTGCCATCTTCGCCATTGCTTCAGGGAAGAAGTTCTTGTAGTCATCGTATTCTGTTTCAATCTTAGTGGTCAACCAAACACCACCACGGATTTCATGCTTTGCCTTTTCGTGCTTCTTGCGGAGTGTTTCGATCTGATCAGAACCATCGATTGCTTTTGGTTGTCCCTTGATGTAATAGTTGAGAACATCAAGTTGGAAACCAGTAACCCACTCACGTCCACCTTGCGTTGCTTCTCTTGGACCAGCAGCGAGTCCACGATTATTAGACTCGATGGCAGCATCGTACAGACCTTCGTATGCACCGTCCTGTTCTTCTTGAGTGAACACACCCTTGCGGAACTTGAATGCCACTTCAGTTTCAGTCATGCAGTTGATACATTGATTGTCACAAGAAGCAGAGTCAGTCATATCACATGATGGCGGAAGATAAAAGTCAGCATCATTTTCAACAAGAATGTCGTATGAATCATTGTCAACATACTTGCCCAACAAATCCTCTTCAGGGATCATGAACTTGGCAATATAGACATCTTGCCCTTCATCGCCTTTATACTTCTGCCATGTGCGTCCGTTGATAGTAATTTCTTCCACTAGAAAAACTCCTCTAGTCCCATAGTTGTATCCGTGAATGACTTATTGTAATCAATCACACCTGTATCTAAGAATAGTTCCATTTTACTCTTATTCACTGAATTTGTCAAGTATTTCTTTTGGAGTATCTCTTCACGACCTTGCCACATCGGAGACCAGTCAATACCATACCAGTTGTCCTGCTCGACTTTCTTAATCTCCTCTGCTTGGCGATCAAGATAGTATCCAAGATAACGACCATTGCGTTTGCGGAATAGTTTTTTGTAAGAACACAAGCAAGTTTCCATCGCAAAATAATCTGCTTTGTGAGCAACATCAGGGAACCGATGCTTCACTTCAGCGAGCATCTCTGCTGCTTCACTATTTAGAAAATCTAACTGAGTTTGATCTAGTTTCTGATCGACCCACTCATCTCTGGCAACAGCATAACAGAGACCGTTGCGATGACTGCGAGAACCAGAAAAATCATGAAGCCATAACGAATCGGTGTCCAAAGGAATTTCAGTACACTGTTTAAGAGTCTGGAGATAGAACCAAGAACTGTAGCGACCAAACTTGTGCCATCCATTGGCAACCTCCCATAGATTATAAAAGTTCTTGATTGGATCATCTGTTATATGCGGAGCAAATGCCTCACGCTGAGTACGCTCACCCACCCACTCTTTATAGGATAGGAACTGCGCTGGTAGATGACCCTTGTTCCACTTGGTGTCGGTTTGATAACGCAGACGAGAATAGTTGTCGTTGTTCCATTCTTTTAGACGATCAACGCCAACAAGTTCCATGTCAGGGAACTCGTTCCAAATGATGTATGCAGTCGGCCAGTAGTATGTTGTTCCATACAACCAGACCAACCACAGTTGCTGTTCTTTATTGTACTCAAATCGATCAAAAAAGTAGTTGGTCATGAAGAGAGAGGGATCACAATCCTCAATCTTCAATGACCAACCAAACCAGTTTATGAAAGACTCTTTCCTATTTTCTTTGAGTCTGTAGTCCATTAATTTTCAAAAGCATCCAATACAACATATTCAATTTTAACATCATCACGGAGAAAAGTCAATGCATCCAACATCTTTTGTTCACTAGAATTCCAGTGATCATATTCATCGATGTTGTTGTGCGAGATCATGATCATTCCACGATTGGTGTTCATACCACCCATCTTGTTCATGATCGCCCCAACACCTGCATTATAACAAGAACCAGAAGTAATGCGGATCACTGCCCGACTTTTATCTTCTGCTTGGATTTCCTTCATCTTCGCTTCAAGTTCTTTGTTGGTCCACTTGCGGAAGTTTCGTTTCGCATTTGCTTCGTCAGTACGGACACGAACAATCGCAGACTTCAGATTCTGAGCAATCTTTCGTGGAGTCCACCATCCATCAAGATCTTCCATGACTGTGTTCTTGAACATCGCACTAGAGATATCCACATTCTCACCACGATCAACCAAGTCATGATAGATATTAATGATTGCACGCTGGCAGTCTGCAGAACTATTCGGAGTCTTGATCTTGTCCGAATGATTCATCTGATAACCAAATGCGTTCACATTCGAATGATTAAACAAGAAATCTGAGAAGTTGATATAGACCACATCAATGCGCTTCCACTTTGCACGCTTTGACGCATTGATCGTATGGTTACCATCGATGATCTTCTCAGATCCATCTTGGTACACACAAACAATCACAGGTTCAACATTTTGGCGTGACTTGGCAGGATCGTTGCGCATCAAGTCAGCGATCTGTTCAACCTTGTCTTCATGAATGGTGTTCAGTCGAACCTGATTTCGTTCCAGTCCGAAGATTTCATCTACAGAACGATCAACCTTCTTGTACTTCCCATTTTTGACTGCTTCTGAGATTGCTTGAACCAAAGAACGATCGAAAGTCTTGTAGGTTTTTTTCTTCTCTTCGGGAGGATTGATACCATTCATGAAGTCAATCGCAACCTGCTTCATCTCATCGGTGAGATTAGAGAAGTCTTTGACACAACCTTCACCACCACCAACTGAGTTGTTGTAGAAGTTGTCCCACTCAAGATTCGCCTTCGCATACTTCAACGCAAAGTTCTCAAGAGTAATGGCTTCTGAAACAGTTCCTTTGAAGATGATGAACCGTTGAAGCAAACCATAACTCCATGCTTCATTCATCTCATCATCTTCTGAGGAGGTGATGTATCCATCGTGAATTTCGCTTGTCTTATGGAAACCAATATAAATTTTTCCATTGACAAGATTGCGCCAACCATATACGATTGCTTCAAATTTCATTTTTGTCTCTCTCTCTTCAGTTTAGTGCCATGCCTGTTCAAGCATGTGTTCGTACTCAGACTCGACCCAATCTACTGGGCACTTGAGTTCCTCGGCGATTTCTTCGAAGGTCATTCCATTCGGTGCGCCGATGTTATCTTCAATCATTTCTTGAAGGTCAAATAGAAAATTCTTCATTTCACTCATAATATACTCCTGTTCTCTCAACCAATGCATATATTATACGACATCCTGCAGCGAAAGTAAAGATGAATCTTTTTATGGCCCCATAAGCCTGTAAGTTATTGATTTTACAGGAATGCCTGGAGACCACCCTCTGGTTGGACGAAAACGGTGGTGCATCCACCCTTTCCCTTCTTGTGGACGGCATTATAGATGACCGAGTCAGAGATATCGTATTCTCCCTCTGGGATTCGGTCTGAGGCGATTCGGAACATAGAGAGCTGGCATTTAGATTTCTGCTCTCCGAGAAATTCGAATCCGATTTTCTCATAGAATTTAACGGCATCTGGTTCGGCAGAAACTCGGAAATAAATCGCACCGAGTTTTCTGGCACGAATTAGCGCATCCTCACATAATATTTTTCCGACACCTTTTCCTCGATGTTTTACAAATGTATGGAGTAATTGTAGATTTGCGACTTTTGGAGATCTTTTAGAGATTGTTGTAATAATCGCACCAAGTAATTCGTCATTCTCCCAAGCACCAATACAATAATTCCATTGGTCTTGCATATTTGCTTTTGCAACAAATGTTTTGGCGAAATTATCTCTTTTATCATCAGAAATAAAAGATTCAAATTCCTCTCTCGTAGTATTACGCAACTTCATGATATTCTCGAATCTTTTCTCCACGAGATTTATCATACTTGGTTTCAATCCAACCTTTATATTCTGGACCAGACCAAATGAACGGTGGGAACTTATAGTTGCCTTCGGCGAGGATTTCTCGAACAGATGGTCCACCGTTGAGTGCTGCATCAATAAACTTCTCGACGAAAGCGAACTGCGACTCCATCTCTTCACGATTAGTGGTTGAACGGAAGCAGCGGAACTCGATTGTACCAGTGTGCTTCATACAATAAGTGTTGATGGCGAAACGGAATGGCCGACCCATTGACACACCATCCTTACCTGCAGCATGCAGTTTAATAAAATGATCAAAGTCCGTCGCCAGATTGATAATGTTGTCACACATATACTCAGGCATCGGACGACCACCATCGAACTTCAAATACATCTTAGCATTCTTCAGTCGTTTCATTTCCGGATGCTCGTAGAAACCATAGAGTGCTTCGATGGTATCATCCTGATTTGCTTTGATGTAAGCAATCAATCGCTTCAATGCATCTACATCGTCTTTTATTCCAGGAACAAAGACATGCAGATGTCCGTGATTCACGCAAGAAGCAGATGGTTGATTGCCGTGTGCTACAAACAGATCATGGATCTCCATAATCCGATCGACCTGTTCTTGCCACGTGTGTGTTGGTCTGGTATTGATCTCGCCGCCCATGGGTGGTTCAATTCCAAGAGGATCGCAAGCAACATACTTGTATGGATCGTGGATGTTAACAATGTCAGTTTCTGCATGTTCCCAAGAACCAAGATGCTGAGGAATTTCTAAAGTGCGATCGATGTCACCCCACTCGATCTCATAACCCCACGTCCAATCTTTCTTATCATAACTCATTGCAGATCCTCAATACTATAATCATTCCACATCCGCTCGATGCCCCAGTTGTCATCAAGGTATGTATAGAGTGTAAACATATCGCATTTCCCTGAAGAAGTCAACCCACTCCGCAATGCAATATCTTTGGTTGATGTAAAGATAACACCATTTGGAAGAGAGGTCGCCCAAAGTGGACGCTCGTGATTTCTGAAACCAGAGAGAAGTTTGTCTGAGGTAATTGTTACAACTGCCATTGATCGATCCGCATACTTCCAAAGCGGATGAGAATGATTCTCTAACGCACGAAGGATTAACTCACTGTCGTTAGCAGTTTCGCACTTGTATTCCCATGTAGAAGGATCTTCTTGAGAGATCACTCCGTTGTGGGCGATTGCCAAATATCCGTTATCGAATGGCTGGTTGTAACGGACATCGGAAGTACTGTAACGGATGTGTCCAATGAGGTAGATTCCTCCATCCTCATTAATCCAGTCTGCAACATTGCGAGTTCTGAAGAACTCAGTGACAGGAATTCCTGCTTTGTCTGTATGAACCTTACCGTGTTTGACATAGGATACTCCAGTGGCATGCTTGCCACGAATCATACTTTGACGGAATACATTTTCAATTATATTTAGATCTGAATCAGATACATCTTTCAGCGAAACGCCAATCACTCCACACATTACCAACTTCCATCATCAAGTATAATACGAATGTTCACAAATAACAACTGAAAGAACATCTGGTTCATCTTTGGGTTTAGATCATCCTCTCTGATAACTTCCCATGAGAATCGCCAGTGAAAAGGATTTAGAACTATTGTAATCCAAATCCCTGAATAACGCAACCAGTTGTATATTAGAGTAAGTCCTTTGCCCATCGTATTTTCTTACCGTAATGTTCTTCAAATAGTTTGATCAGCTCATCATAGGGTATGAGTTCTTCGCTATGAAAATTCCAAAGAAACTCGCCGAGAGCATACCAATCTTCGTCGTACATCGGAGCAACAGCATACTCATCCCATCCATCATAACCTTCTTTGCTGTCATCACGAATATCAATACGACCAGCAGAGTAGTTTGTGGTGATCGTTTCGTATGTCCAAGTGTCGCCTTTCTTTAGATTACCAAACACTTGATCTTTCTCAAGCACTTCAGATACCATTTTAGTTAGACCACGATCACGATACCAATCTGTATTTACTGGACCACACCAATTAGTCGAGTATGAAATCATTTCTTTTCCTTCCATATCTTACCCTTCACATCAAAGTCACCAGACTTGATCATACACCAATTGTAGATTGGATACAGAAACCCAAGATCATACTTTGCCATCGGGTATGATACTCTGTCCCCAATAAAGAACAGGATGTGGGCGAGTGTCTGTTTCATTTTTCTTCATCAAGCCAAACTGGTTCATCGCACTTCAGACATTCGCCATTGTGGTCTGGTTCATGATCACATTCTTCCAACCCCAGTGTTTCAGGTGCATGGTCAAGAATTTTATCACCATAGAAATATGCATCTTCGTCGGTAATCTTTACTTTAAGTTCCGTATGATCGATGTCGTAGTCTATAAACTCACCGTGGTTGTGGTAAACACGAAACACAAGTTGACCATGTCCATCCAAACTGCGCAGGATATATCCCTCTGCTCCTGTTGCTGGCACTCTACTCATAATCAATCCCACAGATTGCGGAAGTATTTGCCGAACAAACGGCATCCGTTTTGAATGCGATCGTTGTGCTTGTTGTATCCATCCCAATCGCATTTGAGTGTGTGGTTTGGTCCTTCGACCATTTCAGACATACCATTCTCACACTCTTTAAATTCATAATCACTCTCGCCACTCCAGTACGGAGCATCCCAATCTGTATTGAGTGCACCCATAGCAAAATGCATTTCACCAAGCACATACTGCCAACGCTCGTGGTGAGTATCATCTACCCAATTATTTTCGTCGCTTGGAGTTGTGGTTGGTTTCAATTCAGCAGGCACATCATCAGGATCAACATACGGCGAACCGTGCGTTGTTTCTTTCAACTGCTTGAGCATTGGAGTAATGATCAGAGCAAGAGTCTCTGCCATGTTCCAGGTGTCCCACTCGTCAATGTGTACATCTTCAACACGATTAAGAGTGCAGTCTTCAGGATAGTTTCCGATTGTTACTTTCACTTGTATTGTCCTGTTACCATATTTACAACAGAGATTGCTTCACGAGGTGTACCCCATGTCGGCAGTTTCATCATTAGATATGATAGATCTGGTTGAGTAAATTCATGCTCACTGTCTTCAATTGTGTCTAACCAAATCGCATAGTCAGCGTTCAACAGAACACGCTCTTTTAAAGTACAACCGCAAGCATCAATAACATTATACTCTGTTTTTGATTCATCGACAAGTTCACGAATCTTTTTTGACAAAACGATGTCATCTTGTATGTCAAACTCTTCAGAGATTTCGTTTGAGTTGAACCAAGTAACTGGAATCTCACGCTTGTGAAATTCATCAATCACTTTTTCAGAAAATGTAGTCTTGCCTGACTTAGGCAATCCCATAATTAAAATCGTCTTAGACATTTCGTTTTCGCATCCTATCTAACTTTACCTTCTTTTTCTTTGCACGATCTAACTGTAGTTTAGACGCACGATTTACGAAGGTAACACCTTGTAGATGGTCATACTCATGCAAGAAAGCACGTGCAGTATAACCATTGAAATTCATCGTATCAACAACACCATCGTGTCCAGAAAAACGAGCACGAATACTTGCTGGTCTCTTTATTTTAATAAACATCCCTGGATAAGTCAAGCATCCTTCTTCCATTACAATCTCTTGCGTTCCAAAGGTTTCACCCATCGTATCAACGATCTTTGGATTGAACACAGAGAAGATTGAATCGCCATCATATGGATTGCCCAGCACGAATACCTGATACGGAACACCAATCTGAGGAGCAGACAAACCGAATCCATGATTCTGTTGCATAATCCGCTTCATGTCTTCAAACAACTCAGTCGGATCCATTGGGGGATTATCAAAGTCAAACCGTTCTGCTGGTTGACTCAGGATTGGATCATTGTCTTTTACAAGTGTATATTGTTTCATGCTGCTATCCGTGAAAATGATTTAACTTTCTCAAACTTGATTAGACTGCGGAACTTATCAATCATCATGTCTCCTTTGTGGCTGATGACGAAGATGTTTGTATCATGCAATTCATTAAACAGATTCATCAGAATCTCGCTGCCGTTAGCGTCTAGAGATCCATCGAAAACTTCATCGAGTATAAGTAGATTCGTATTTACCGAATTCTTCAACTTGGCAACTGCTCGCCATGTGAGCATTAAGGAGAGATCGATACGAGCCTTTTCCCCTTCACTGAACGAAGCATAACTGAAATCGTCACGATGCCGACTTCTGATAACTTCATTGAACTCCTCGTCCAGAGTGAAGTCAACGAAGAAGTCCATCGCTGCGAGGTATTTGTTGACCAGTTTATTGATGATCGGTACATACTGCCGAATGATCTTGGTCTTTATGCCACCGTCCTTCAACATATGCCCAGCAATTTCCAAGACCTCACGGTCTTTGACCAACTGTTCTTTCTGTTCACCTCTTGTCTTCAGTTCGGCGTTCAGTGAATCAATCTCAGTCGATGCTTCAGTTGGCAAATCTTTCTTTGCTTTCAACCCATTGATCTTCGTATTGTACTCTTCAATGCGAGTGTGGGTTGAAGTAATATCCTGCTGAATGGTCAGGATCTCTGCCTGACAGTTCTGAATCTTCACCTGTACTTTATGAATCTCAGCAAGACGATTGGTAAGTTTGGTTTGCTCTGTAGTCAACTGCTCAATTGCTGAGGTTGTCTCATCAATCATCTTAGTTGTCTTATCGATCTTATCCGTCTTAATCTGAATATCAATCGCCTGTTCACAAGTAGGACAGTGATCGTTGTTAGTAAAGAAATTCAGTCGCTTGTTGGCTTTGTATTCTTTATCACGCAACTTTTGTAGCAGATCAGATGCTTTGATGGACTTCTCTTGCGTTTTATCAGAGTCGCCAATCAAACCCAACAAACCCTCAATCTCTTTCTGAATCTCACCTGCTTCAAACGATTCTTCGGCGATGTATGCTTGCAAACCATTGCGCTCATTGACCAACTCAATGATCTGTGCGTCGATGTCCTGCTGAAGTTGAGCAAGATACTTGTTCTGTACTTCAATCTTGTTTTCAATCAGATCAATCTGATAAGACACTTCGGTCTGTTCGTTCTTGTTCTTAGCAAGACGATCTTTGAGCAGCGTATTCATCTGACTGAAGATCTGAATGTCAAGAAGATCCTCAATCACCTCACGCCGATCCTTAACAGACAACTGCATAAATGGAGTGAAGGTTGCCGATCCAAGGATGACAACCTGCGTGAATGACTTGTAGTTGAGTTTGAGAATCTGCTCTTCGAGGATTATCTGATAGTCTTTGATGTTGCCAGGTTGCGGCATCAATTCGTCATTCTTCCAGATCTCAAAGACATTAGGTTTGTATGAACGAACGATCTTGTAATCGATGCTACCAATACGAAACTCAACTTCTACACGAGTGTCTTTGTTGTTGACCGAGTTGATCAACTGCAACATTCGAATGTTGCGGAATGGTTTGTTGAATAACACCCAGCAGAGTGCATCAAGCATGGTGGACTTACCAGCACCATTCTCTCCTACAACAACGGTGCTTGGAGATCGGTCTAGTTGAATTTCGGTAAAGACATTACCAGTAGAGAGGAAGTTCTTCCATCTCAGTTTCGAGAAGTGGATCATACTTTAATTTATACCGAGTGCAATTGCCTCATTATATAACGAACGCATCAAAGAGTCAAGTTTTGTCTTTGGAACATTGTCTGGCAGTTGATTGATATAGTTGGACATAATCGTGATGGTATCCTCTGCTTCATCAACGAGATCTTCAGCAGACTCAAGGTTGAGATTTAGATTGTCGTCAACCACCTGAATATTGATTGGGTTGACTTTCATCAACTTATCCATAAACAGATCAAACCAGTATGGATTATCGCAGTTGAGTTTGACAACCTTTACATAGGTGTCTCTGTATTGGTCGAAGTCGAATCCAAGGAGATCATCCACACTCTTACCTTCGTCGGAATAGAAGATTTTGTGGAACATAGAGTACGGATTGCGAATGTGCTCCAGATCCCTGGTTTCGGTATCATATACATGGAACCCCTTTGGATCTTGGTAGTCAATCCATGTGATTTCATAAGGACACCCCAGATATTGAATGTTGCTGATCTTATTGCGATGGTGGAAGTGGCCAGAGCAAACCAACTCGAACTTGTCAAAGTATTTCGCAGACATGCCGTGTACATTCTTGTTACCACGATCCATGAATGCGCCAGTAATGTCTAGGTGACCAAGGCAAACAGGAGCAACCGTGTCGTTGATTGCCTCAATCGCATCGTTCCAGTTTTCTGCATTGATCCATGGCATCAACAGAATAGGATAACCATCGAACATCACTGTTTCTGGTTTCCAGTAATAACTCACATGACTGTCGCCAAACAACTCTTTCATTGAGTTGATTTCGTTGGTGTTCTTGTAAGGAACATCGTGATTACCGATAATCACATGAAGATCAATGCCACGCTTCTCGCACTGATCAATAAACATGTCCTTCATACGGCGAAGTGTCACATATGAAATATACTTTCGCCGATCGACAATATCACCCAAATGAACAATAGTATTAATCCCTTCTCTGTCGAGGTAAGGGAAGAAAATCTCTTCATAAAACTTCTCAAAATAATCTAGAAAGGCAGAGTTGTCATTTCGTGCACCGAAATGAGTATCCGTGATCAAAGCAATTTTCATAATTTATTCTTCGTGAACAATCTTCTTCTTTTTCTTGCGACGCTTACACTCTTCGAAGTTTTCAATGAAGGTCGCCATATACTCTTCTGTCCACTCATTATACTTGATGTCATCGTTGTAGTCAACACCCTGATCATGGTCTTGAACGTCTGAGGTTTCGTCGAAGATATTCGCATTTTCAGATGCTTTGTACTTGGTGTACAGATACTTCTTTTCTTTTTGAATTCTGCGCAGGAATGCATAGTAAACAATCTGTGTAAAGTATGCGAAAGGATTGTTTGACTTCTCAGGATTGAAGTTGTCGATATACTGGAGGCAGTTCTCGATGCCATCACAGATCATCTCTTCACGGAAGGTATAGTTGACAAAGTTTGGTTTGTAGGACAGATGAGTTGCGATCTTCATAATGCAGTCAGCAACATACATGGGCACTCTTGGTCTTGGTTCGTGTGCTTGTTCTGCCTTTGCAACCTGTTCCTTGAAGTCAACCATAGCAGCAAGGAAATCCTTGTTGTTGACATAGTGTGGATTCTTCTTCTTGTTTAGTTCTGCCATTTTAGTGTACCGTTTTCATCTCTGTGTTTGCGTGTTCTGCTGCAATCTCTTTAATCTTCTCATAGAGTTCTTGTCGATCTCTAAGTTCTTGTTCATATGCTCGTTCAGGAAATAAGATCCTTTCAATCGCATTCACATAATACTCTTGCATGTCTGAACCAGCATGTGCCATTCCGATAATATGCTGTTGATGAATATACATTATATTCTCATCCTCTAGCATAGGCAACCACTGATACGCTATCATATTCATACGAGTGCCGCCATACTCTTCAGTCTTAATTTGTAGTGGGTTGACAATAGTAACAATACGATCTGATGCATCAAGTACATCACACATGATTGTTTCGCCGCTGGTAAGTTTAAGAATTTGTACTGGCATTCAATTTAATGTTGTATAAACGATAGGAAAACTCTTCTTCGTTGTACATCTTTATTCGCACAGCGAAATGTTTGAGGGTGTGGTTACAGCTTGATTTATGGCAGAGGTCATCGGCAATGTCGTACAAGGTTGCTCGCTCTTTAGCATCTCCTTTACGGAGTCCTCGACCAATAGACTGTAGATTCCGTATCCTAGACTTAGAAGGACTGCCAAATATAACATTGTGAAGATTGCGTATGTTGACCCCAGTAGAGAACGTCCCGTATGAGGCGATGATAATTGCACTCCGCTCTCCTTCAGTAATTCTTCGAACTTCTTCTCGTTGATCAGCATCTACGCCTCCATGAACGAAGAACACATGGCGATCCTCGCCCGCTTCTTCTTTGATTGCATCGTAGAGAATTTTTCCATGTTTCTCTACCATTTGGAATAATAGTAGTGTATTACCTTTTCGTGTTAAAGTCAAGTTCTTTATGAAGGTATTGCGTGCTTCATTACTTACAAGGAAGTCCATTTCATCCTGATACTTTGCATTGTGCATTTGTTTGCATACTTCAGGTGGATACTTGAGTACAAGACACTTGATACGAAACTCAGCAAGATGCCCTTCGTCAATCAGTTCTTTGGTTTGTACCACACGAATCACTGGACCAAACAAACCTTCAAGTACCAACTTGTTTGTTTGCGTACCATCAAGTGTACCAGTAAACCCAAAACGATATTTGCAGTTGGGCAACTTCTCCATAATACTTGTAAGAGAGTTTGCTTTGAAGAGATGCGCTTCGTCACCGATAACTAAATCGAACTGATCAAAGTACGATCGGTGTTGTTTATAGATCGACTGCCATGTACTGATAAAAACTTTCGCTGAATCGTTAGATTTAGCTTGACCTGCCATGATGCAATGAGTATAATCAAATTGTCCTTCTGAATATGAGAGAAAATCTGTATTCATTTGAGACACTAGACTGGTCGTAGGAACAATGACTAATGCTCTCTTGACATCAGAGGCAAGGTAATACTTGAGCAGACTGTAAATAATAAAGGATTTCCCCGACGCAGTCGGGGAAAGAATTAATGCTCTGTTGTTACGAATCGCATGAGCAACTGCACGTGTTTGATATTCACGTGGAGTATAGTTTGGTTCTTTTAGGAACTGCTCTAGTTCGTTGATTGGAACATCGTTGGTTACTTCTAGATCATCATGTACCTGTACTTGATAACCTCTCTCTTCAGCAAACCTTTTTAGATGCTCAATAAGACCAACATAGATTTGTCTTGTATTGACATTGAAAAGTCTGATCTTGCCATCCCAAAACTTATTGCGGACAGCAGGCATAAACTTGGCACCTGGCACTTCAAAAGTAAAGAAATCTGAAAGTTCAGCAGCAGTGCCACGATCACAATCTATCTTGAGATGCACTTCATTCTTTTTATAGATTGCGATTGTTTCCATTATAAAGAACCGTTAGTGAAACGATACCAGTCAATAGCAGATTTGATCTGGAAGTTTCGGTTATTCAAAGACTTGATAATTGCTTCAAGATAGTCAACCTTCTCTTGTTGCATAGCAATCTCTAAATTGCTTTCAATATATAGGTCGTCTGATTCGATGTAGGTATCGACTTCGTTCTTCAGCAACTTCTTATAGAATTGATCACGACCAAGAATTTCTAGTTCGTCACGATCTAGTTCGCCAAGATAATACTCAAGCAAACCCTTGCGAATCTTCTTGTTCTTTGCTTTCATTCTGAACAGAGCAACACGCTCGCCCATAAAGAACTTCAAATACTTGTTGTGCAACTTCGGAATCTTAGTTGCCTCTTCACCAAGTTCGGTGTCATCAATTTTGGAATCTTTGTCCCACTCGGAGACAATGTCTTCAATCTTCATAATATAGTCCAGTTGTAACTCTATGAGTTACTATTATAACCTATTAGGTTACTGTGGTCAACTCATACTTACGATATGCAAAGGTTGCAGAACCAGTGAGATATTCAATATCATTCTGCTCGATGTTGAACTCGAATGAAGAAAGATCTACAGGATACATGTCTACAAACTTAACTTCAACATTTGGTTTGTACTGATTAGTCAGCACGAGTAGAGAAGCATCAGAATAGACCGTAGGATCTGCTGAATTCATAGAAGCACGAAGTCTTGGATGTCTTTGATTAAAAGTATCAGGAACACCAATGCCGAGCATCCAATCGTAGATCTCACGAAAGTTTCTCATGTCTTCGTCAATTCTAAAGTTGATAATCAACTGCCCGAAAGAAAGTTTATCACCTGGAGTTGGCAAGTTGATGAATGGAGTCTGATAGTCCAGATCACCAAGTGTGATACTTGGAACAGAAGCAGAGGTACAAAAATAATTTACATTGGGAAGTTTCTGAATCGAAAACTGGAACCCAATAGGACTCAAAAAGTTTTTGTTGTCAGGTGATGTTGCCATACTTAACTCTCATTGTTGATATACTATTTAGGCGCATAAAAAAAGGGAGGACCGAAGTCCTCCCTTTAAAACGCTGGGTGAACCCCAGTCTAGTTTTATTACATCAAGTTCGCCACCTTGACCAAACGATAGTACACGTTAGCGGACTGACCGTTCAAACCAACACCAACAGTGCCGTCAGCACCAGTAGTGGCGAATGGATTCGCAACCATGCCGTAGCGAGTCTTGAAACCAATCTTAGGTTGGAAGGTGTTTTCACCAACTGCACGAACCATCTGCAGAGGCACGTATGGGCAGTAGAACAAACCAGCGTCGAACGCAGAAGTGCCCTTGTAACCCAGAGTGTAGTAGTTGTTAGTGGTGTCAGAGAAGTATGGGTCAATGTAGACCTTGATACGACCATTCAGAACACCAGCAAACGTGTTACCAGTATCGTCAACATTCAGATTGTTGTTCAGTGCTGGAGTGTAATCCAGAACGCCAGCCATCTGCAGAGCAGAAGCGGTGTCAGAAGAACAGATCATCAGGTTGCCCTTACCACGACGAGTTGCCTTAGCAATTTCGTTAGCGTCACGCTCGATCTGGAACATCAGACCCTTGAACTTTTCAACAGACCAACGACCGTTAGAGTCAGTGTCGAGATCGAAAGTACCAGTAGTGGTAACATTCTTCTGAGCACCAGCAGCAGCGGAGTAGTTGATTGTACGAACAACTTCACGGTTGATTTCAGCGAGGATTTCAGCAGACAGGATGTTGCTGAGTTCAGTTTCAGCGTCCAGACCATGTACTGCCTTCAGATCCTGCGCCAGTTCCATGGTGTATTCTGCCTTCAGAGCACGAGAAACTGCAGTTACAGCGATCTTTTCGATGCTGAATGCCATTTCGTTGAACTTGTTGGTAGCGGAATCACCCAGAGCTTCTGCCAGGGAAGTAGTCATACCAGTGTGAACAGTGTAACCAGAACCAGAGGCACGGTCAGCAGGATCTGAACCAGACTGAGTAGTACCTACAGCACCGTTAGCAACACCAAACTGGTGAGCAGTGTTAGCACCAGCAAGCGCAGAGAACGAAGTATTTGCTTCGTTGAACAGTGCTTCAGTGCCAGACTGAGTGCCGTAACGAGCACGCATAGCGAAGATCAGACCAGTAGGACCAGTCATTGGCTGTACGCCACAGATATCGTAT